TGAAGCATTGAAAGATTATAAAAGAGTTATGAGAAAAAGAGATTTTGTAGACATGATTCAAGATTTCATAGATCAAGGCGAAGGTCCCAATTTAGATCTTTTAATAGTTGATGAAGCACAAGACCTGGTTCCTATGCAATGGAAAATGGTTAAGAAAGTCCTAGTTCCGAGAGCCAAGAAGGTATTTTATGCAGGAGATGACGATCAATGCATTTATTCTTGGATGGGTGTAGATGTTAAAGATTTTCTGAATTCTAGTCCTAATAAAATAATCTTAGACAAGTCTTACCGAGTACCTTTGTCGGTTCATGAAATAGCAGAGGACATGGTAAAAAGAATAGGTATCAGACAAGATAAAGTTTGGCAACCCACAACAAAACAAGGTGCAGTTATTTGGCATTATGATATCATGGATGTAGACCTAAGAACTGGAGAGTGGTTGATCCTTGGAAGAACTAACTACATTACCAATAAAATTGCTAACAAACTTAAAGAAAGTGGCTACCTTTTTTGGAAAGAAGGTTCTGGTTGGTCTATTTCCCTAAATGTACTTAACGGAATAGAGGTGTGGAATAGAATATGCAAAAAACAACAATTACCGATAAGCGAATGGAAGAACTTTTCGAAGATAACACAGCCTCATGTTTTTACAAAGCATGGCAAAAGAGTGTTAAATTCATTAGACCCCGAAAAATTATATTCAATAGATCACATGGGAGATTGTCTGACAGTGTCTGCGGAGACACATTGGAATCAAGTGATAAAAGTATCGGAGAAGGAGCTAACATACATAAATTCTGTGAGGAAGAGTGGGGAGAAGATTTGGAGCGGATCACCAAGAATAAAAATATCTACGATCCATAAAGCAAAAGGTGGGGAGGCAGATAACGTTCTACTTATGTTAGAATCATCAAAAGCATGTGCAGAAAGTCCTGATCAAGATTCCGAGATCAGGACTTTTTATGTTGGTGCAACAAGAGCAAAAAAACAACTACACATCGTAGACTCAAACAAAGATAATGGATTTAGAATATGAAAAAAGATAGAAAATATTTTTTAGAAGAAGCAGAAAAACTAATCAATGGTCCGAGAGCCAAGGAGTATGGGCCAGCAAAGTTTAATCATGAAAGAATAGCAAAGATTTGGTCTGTTATTTTAGCTAGAGAAATAACAGCAGAAGAAGTAGTTGCTTGTATGATAGGAGTAAAGTTAGCTAGGTTAGCTGAAACAATGGAACACGATGATTCTTGGACGGATATCATTGGGTACGCAGCACTTGGTGGAGAGATTATAAATCATGAAAAAGAAACATCAATATAATTTAGCCGACATGGGGGGCGATTGGTTTAAAGCGAAAGGACCAGAAGAAATGCCAGACTTAACAAACGAAGACATAAAAGAAGTAGCTTCCATGGGTTTAGAAACTGATTGGTCACCTCCATCGTCTTTTCCAGATTTAACTAAACACGACAGAATAGCTGTTGACTTAGAGACAAGAGATCCTAATTTAATGAAACTTGGACCTGGATGGTGTAGGAAAGATGGATACATCATTGGTGTGGCTGTGGCTGCAGGAGATTTCATAGCTTATTACCCTATTAGACATGAGGGGGGAGGAAATTTACCATCGAAAAAAGTTTTCTCCTGGTTAAAAAAACAAATGGAAACACCTCACATAGAAAAAGTTTTCCATAATTCTATGTACGATTTAGGTTGGTTAAGATCCGAGGGCATAGAAGTTCAAGGCAAGATTATAGACACAATGATTGCGGCACCTTTATTAAATGAGAATAGGAGATATTATAATCTTAATTCACTTGCAGGAGAATATCTTGGTGAGTGGAAAAACGAAAAGATGATGAACAAAGCAGCTGAATATTTTGGTGTAGACCCAAAGTCTGGTATGTGGCAGTTACCTAGTCGTTTTGTTGGTGCTTATGCGGAACAAGATGCTAGGGTTACATTAAAGCTTTGGGATCATTTAAGACCTTTATTAGACAAAGAAGAATGTAATGCCATTTTTAATTTAGAATCTTCTTTGTTACCTGTTCTGTTAGACATGAAAACAAAGGGTGTTCGTGTTGATATAGACAAGGCTGAAGGTGTTAAAAAAATGTTGGCTAAGAGAGAGAAGGAATTACTTGAAGAGATAGTCAAGGACACGGGACTCTCTATTGAACCTTGGGTCGCCACATCTATAGCAAAAGTGTTTGACTCCCTTGGGATCCACTATTTTAGAACAGAGAAGTCTGGGTCGCCCATGTTTACAAAACAGTTTCTCTCTAATCATACCCACCCCATTGCAACAAAGATTCTTAAAATTAGAGAACTTAATAAAGCTAACACAACATTTATAGAAACTATTCTTAATCATTCTCATGAGGGTAGAATTCATTGTGATTTTAATCCTTTACGATCTGATGATGGAGGCACTGTTACAGGACGTTTTAGTTCAAGTAACCCCAATTTGCAACAGATTCCTGCACGAGATCCTGAGATCAAAAAGTTAATTCGTGGTTTGTTTATCCCGGAGGAGGGCCACAAATGGGGTTCATTTGATTATGCATCACAAGAACCAAGATGGCTAGCTCATTATTGTGGTAGCTTGACAGGAGAAAATAAACATCCTCAGATAGATCAAGTGATAGAAATGTATAATAAAGGAAATGCTGACTTTCATCAGATGGTAGCCGATATGGCGGGTATATCTCGTAAGAATGCTAAAACAGTAAATCTTGGTATTATGTATGGTATGGGTAAGAAAAAACTTGCGGATGTTATGGGTGTTGATGAGGAAGAAGCTACAAAGCTTTTAGATACATATCATGAAAAAGTTCCTTTTGTTAAAGGTATCGCAGAAAAAACATCTAGTCATGCAAAGGAGCATGGTGTGATTAGAACCTGGTTAGGTCGTAAATGTAGATTTGATATGTGGGAACCTAATTCATATGGATACAATAAAGCTATGCCTCTTGCAGAAGCTATAAAAGAATATGGACACAAAGGTAGGATCAGAAGAGCCTTTACTTACAAAGCACTTAATAAACTAATCCAAGGTTCGAGTGCCGACCAAACAAAAAAAGCTATGGTAGAATGCTACAAAGAAGGACTATGTCCAACTTTAACCGTGCATGATGAACTATGTTTTAATATCAAAGATCAAAAGGAAGCAGATAGAGTTGTTGACATTATGTCAAACTGTATACCAAATCTTAAAGTTCCTTTTGAAGTTGACTCTGCCTTGTGTGACAACTGGGGAGAAGTTGATTAAAGACCAGACTTTACGAACATATCTAATTCAGACATTTGATCTTCCTCTGGCTTTTCATTTTTGAAAATATCATAAGCATGAGAAGTTATATTAGACCTGTCTAAACCTATGTCTTTTAATGTCGCATCATCTAAACTATTCAATGCACTTACTGTTCTTGCTATTTTAAATTTATAGAACCATTCCTTTAACATTATATATCCTTTCTTAAAAATAAAGCTTAACTCTGCATTTTTATATATAAATTGTTTCCATCAGAAAGATAAGAGAGCAAAAGTGAAAAACATTCTTTCCAAAAAAGCATAAATCAATGCTAGGCTATTAAATTTAAATGTAGAAAAAGGAAAGCTATTCTAGCTAGGAATCATACCAAAGCCTTTTGTTTCGTGGATTCTGAGGCATCTGAGAGCCTTATTTTTCAAGGGATTGCATGATTTCGGTGCGTTTTTGATCTGATAGCCGTGACCAAGAAGAAATTTGCTCTAAAGTTCGAAAACACCCAATACAGATATTATTTTCTATTTTGCACACGTTTAGGCACGGGCTTACAATAGGCTGTGATCTTTCTTTTCTCGTCATTGGGGTATGGAATCTCTGGTTGTTCGTTTAATCGTCTGGCAAAATACAGACAATCATTAACATTGGGAAATGTTTGATCCTGGTTAATTATTATCGTGCCTATCATATAGACTAAAGCAAACTCTATCATTCATCTTTGGTTTTCCAAAAGTATTCGTCTGTGTCACCAAGTCTGAATCTCTGACCATTCTCGACTTGATACTCTATTGTACTCACTTTGAAGTCTGGTTGCAATGGCTCTTGAGGTGTTAATGAATTGTCATAAACTCTCATTCTGTTGTTTGGATATAAACAGAACTGTCCGTTCTTTAGTTCAAGTAAATTAAATGATTTGTGTTCGGCTGGTGTTTCACTTGTAGCGTAATCAACTACGTCTGGATCTTGGTGATAGTTGTCAAGCGTACAAATATAAGAACCCGTCATTGGACCGTGATCCCTGGTCAGTATTTCAAAGTCCATTGATCCTATGAATTGTTTACAAATAGACACCACGCCATAATCCATACAATTCCAAAACTGAAGATTGTAAAGATCCAAATCTGGGGTCGGGGTATCGGGGCGTGATACGAATGCAGAAATAGGTAATTTGTCATACAAAGCAC